TCATTAGAATATAACACTCCGTCTATCTGTGCAATACTTTCTGTTAGTTCTTTTTTCCCATTTTCATTTTCTTTCTTATAATCCTCAAGCTCAACTTTATTAATAAAATTATCTACATAATTAATAATTTTTGCGTTTGCGCTTTGTAAAGTTTCTTGCCTTGTTTGAACAATTGCAAATTTTACATTTTTGTTTGTATTTACATATATTCCCTCTTTAAAGTTTCCGTAACCACTATACACGCCCGTTGCTCCAACAATTTGATTTTCTAAAATTCTTCGTTTTTCAGAATCGAATAATGCTAAAATGCAAAAATTTTGCCATCCGTCAAGTTTGTACTCTATTTTATCCCCATAGTTTATTGGTAAAAAATCAGATTTTACCCAACCATTGGCCGCTGTACTTCCTGCCGCTGTGTATCCTGCACCATTATCATCAATAGTTACATCTGATACAATTTCATTTTTTATTGTATTTAAAATTGTATTTATTAATATGCCCAATTCCTCCATTTTTTCAGCTGAGGCAATTCCGGTTTCTTCTTTTTTCCAAATCCCATTTTTGTTTACAAAAAAAACAATCTCATTTTGCAATATTATTCCACTGAAATTGGAATATGTTCCATTTTCATACGCAATATAGAATATATTTTGGTCTGGCGTTCCCGGTATTGTATCCGGCTTCGCAAATCCTGCAAATGTTGCATTACTCCCTATATTGCTAACCATCGACAACAACGCTGATTGCAACACATCCCCCGTGATTTCTTGCCCGCCGTTTGCTTTGATAACGGCGGCAATTGCTGCTTTTAATTGTTCATAATTTCCCATAATTTGATAATTTAATTGTTTTTGAAATCATTATTGAAATCTTCGTTAAAATCTCCTTTGTTTGCTATTATATAGCCACGTCCTATTTTCTTCACGACGGTATTTGTTTTAAACTCAATTTCCACGCTCGCCAAATCCCCCTGCGTTTGCCATTTCGGGGTAATTAAAAACGTGTCGCAATCGTATTCCCTGCCGTATTTATCCGTTATATGAATGTAATCAGCCATACGGATAAAACGCATAACGTCGCAAAGGAACTCCGGTGCCAATATCGTACATTTAAACGTTTTGACTGATATTTGTTTTTCCGGAAAAAAATACCCGTCCCGTTCTTCGCCGTCCTCTTCAAATTCATAATCCGGTTTTCCCAACTCTGTACAAAGGTACAACGTATTTTTGAAATCCGAGTTTTTATATACTATTTGCCCGGCGTCAAATACCAAATTTTCAATATCCCACCATTGTATTTTTAAGTAACCGGAAACATCTTGTACGACCGTGAACATTTCAGAATACCACGTTTGCACGCCATCCGATAACGTCATATAATATATTCCGTCCAACTGATTTAATGGCATGGGTAATATTGACGGGTACAATATAACATCATAACCCAACGTTTGAAACCGGACAATCTGCAATCCGGTTTCTTTCATATACGTTGTTATGTTTGCAACTTGCTTTCCGGTCTTTTCATACAATACCACTGACGTAACATTGTTTGACCGTGTGTTTCTCATTATCTGAAACGGTAACAATCTATCAGCCGGGGCAAATAACGGGTAAATTGCGCCGTATGCGTAACTTTTTCTGTGGTTCTGTTCATTTATTGACGTGTACCACGGTAAAACGCTTATATTGTTATTCTGTATCATATTTCAACGTTGCTTTAATGTTTCGACTACACAAATTTACTGAAAGTTTATCAACTTGACCGTTACCGATATATGTTTTAACTAACTGCATCGGGTTTGGGTCTGTGGTTCCTGCCGGGAAATTCAATGTTTGTTTCTTTTTACGTTCCAATCCTCCCAAAGCATAATATTGTGAATTATTTATTTTGAAATTCCGTGCGGGCATATCATAAACCCAATATGTCGGTTGTATATTGATAAACGCTAAATATCCATTTTGCAAAAAATATTCTACGCCATCAACGGTTTGTCTTGTAAACGGCAATTCCAATTGTCCACCTCCGGACGGCATAACCGCCGCAAACAATGCGAATCCATCCAAACTAATTGCACCGGGGTTTAACAACATCAAATCAATATCGGACGTAAAATTGGAAATATTTATTTCTTCTATCTTTCCGGCTGTTACATATTTGGACGTAATTTCTATTGGTAAACCCTCAAATGGTGTTGTTACATCATCCATCCACTCAAATTGATAACGTTCCGGCATTTCTACTTTGTCAAATGAATATTCAGACGTTGCAAAAGCTAATTTTTTGCCGTTCCTAACGTTTTCTAATTGTGTTAAATCATAATCAATAATCGGGTTATATCCATACGAACCGCCATTTCTAAACCAACTTACCTGTTCAATTTTAAATTTTCCGTCCTCAATATACCAATAACATTTGTAAATATCCCGTAACATCGTCATAATCTGTTGTAATGTAATCGGGGCTTTTTGCGCCGGGGCTTTATATTCGCCATTAATGATATTACTTTTCTGACTTATTAGCAACTTAAATGACTGCCCGGAAATAGGATTGTTTGTGTTATAAAGAAATTGGCTGTATTCCGGCGTCGCTTCATGCGTTATTCCGGGCGCAAATTCTTTTAATAGCACATTGATACATGACGACAATGTAAACGCATCACGCAAAGTATATGCTTTTCGGGCTTTTTCCTCTAATATCCAATCCATCAGATAAAACCCAAACCATAACGACGCATAACGCCACGTTGACCGGGCGATTGGATAAAACGTTTGTCCATATATGGAATAAGGCGGCTCAAAATACTTTCCACTGTCGGCTAATCCCCACTCGGTCGGCGTATCTGAAAAATTATTAGATATAAATGCCACGTCGATTGCGTAACCAATTGCCCGGCGGTAATTTCTATTATTATCTACAATATCATCGAACAACAACGGGTATGTATCTAAATCGTCTATTTTATCAACATCAACCAAATATCGGGCGTATATATTATAACTTTTCATATCGGCGTGCATCGTACCCGTTGCTCCGGAACCCTCAACGGCGGTTAAATCAAATTCTAACGTATCAAAAGGTTCTTGCGTTGTCTTTGTATACCGGAACATTGCCACATCATCAGAACGGCGGCGTATCTCAACACCTGCTAGCCCAATAGGTAGCCCACCCGCAACTCGTTTTTGTGCAATATGGATATAATAATTTACATTTAATTCCGGGTATAAATCTCCCATAAATTCATCAGGACTTACACCCGTCGACATCCGCCCAGTATAAAGCCCGGATATTACCGCCGGGGAACCGTGCGACGTAATTTGTATTTCTTTCAAAATATTACATAGTGCAAAATGATAGGTTTGTATTAATGCGTTTTGGTCAGTCGTGGCGTTTGCGTCTTGTTCCCAATTCGTGCCGCCCAAAAAGCACGAAACAATACTATCTCCGGGAACGTATATTTGTATCAATGGGCGTTTTCTTATTGTAAGAAATTCGATTTGTGGGGTCAACTCAATTAAATTGTATTCCTTTTCCAATCCTGCCAAAACGTCGTTGTATTGGTCTATTGTTTCCGGCTGTACCGTAACCAATTTATCATCATCATTAAACGTACAATCCGTTTTCATAAACTTTGCTTTATAGTATTGATTGTATGTTTGTCCCCAATCATCGCTTTTTTCGATATATAGGAAAAATTCAGAATCAAACGGGGCGTCATTGATAATATCGTAATCAGCACGGACAAAGTTTATTTTACCGGACAATTTAGCCCGGTAAAACCTTTGATTTGTTTCCAACTCATAATCCAACGTTAAATCATCCTTATAATTGGGGCGGACGGTTTGTTTGGTTCCGTCCTCCCCTATCTGCAAAAAGAATCTATATTTTGGTGTCATAGTCTTTTTATTTTACGTTTCAAATTCTTGTAACTTTCAATCGTATTTCCGTCGCCATCCACGTAAACCCGTCGTCGGTTCTGTTCCTTAATTTCCCTTACATCATCCGACAAATTGCGTAAATCCGGGCTTTGTCCGGTAACGTTTAACGTCAAACCGTCTCCGTCTGAATAGGATTTTAAATACTTGTGTGCAAATGTACCATTGTTTAGCGAATTGATAACGTCCGGTATTATCTTTCTGAAACGGCGTGAACTTCGTTTATTTATCACGGCGAAAAATTCGCCTCCCTCGGCACGTCGGCGGGTTCCGTCCGGTTTCGTTCCTAAATCAATATCATTTCCGCTTTGGTGCGAACCGCCCTCCAAAAGTTCAACGGTACCGTCGCCGTATGTTTCCGTTCCTCCGGTTTCTCCGGTCTGTTTTGCCAATTGCGCCGCCTTGATTTTAGACGCTGCAAAACTCGCCCACATTACGGCAATTGCAGGTATTGCAAACGGGAAACCTAATTGCGACCATATCAACGCCGTTGCTGTTACCATGTTTCCGATTTGCTGCAATGTTTGTATTGCTGCCTGCTGTTTTTGCGCTTTCTGTTGTTCTTTCAACGCTTTTTCTTGGTTTTTCTTTGCCAAATCCAACTCCTTTTGCGCTTGTACAACATTATTGGCGTACCCGTTTGCCCTTGCTTCCAATTCTGCATCCAACGCCGATTGTGCGGCGGAAACCTCTTTATCCGCTTGCTCAACGGCTGCATCTGCTGCGGCAACACGTGCCGCCGTGAATGTATTTAACGCATCCAATGCGTATTGCATAGACGTATTAATTGCCTCTTTTTGGTCGTCGTCCAAATTAAGCCCAAACAAACCGTAAATGTCTGTTCCTCGTTCCTCCCCTTTGGATTGCTCAATTTCTTGGTCTATTTTTTTAATAGTGTTTTGAATTGTTTGTACCTCAACATCAGACAATTTATTGGCGGCTTGCTGATTTAATTCTAAAACCTTTTGCAAACGTTCCTTTTCTGCTTGCAAACGGAATTGAGTTTTCCGGGCTTCTGAATTTCTCAACAAATCAAACTCCGATTGTGCCAACGCTTGTTGTTGGTCGAATATCTGTAATTGCGCTTGCAAATATTCGTCCGTAATTCCGGCTCCCTTTGCGTCAAAACTTGCATTAATCGCCCCGGCGTCTTGCTGCTGCCCGGTCGGTTTCTGTTGGTTCTGTAATAATGCGGTTTGTCTTTCGTTTTCCAACAACTGCATCCGCAATTGTCTTTCCTGCTCGCTTCCCTTTTTGACTGCTTGCAAACGTAATTCAATGCTTTCTTTCTGCAACGCCAATTCCTGCAATTGTCGGTCTTGTTCGATTTTCAATAATGCCTCGGTTTGTTGCTGTTCCAACGCCGTAATTGTGGCGTTTATCGCTTGACGTCCGGTTTCGTTCAAATCCTTTTCGGTCTGCAATTGGTGTTGTAAATCCTCAATTTGGCGGGAATACTGATATTGCGTTTGTTGGCGACGCTTTGCCCATTCGTCGGTTTCCAACTGCAATTGTGCATCCTGCAATTTTCGGGTTGCTTCCAAATTCTTTTTATATGCCGCTTCAATTTGCTTTGCTTGTTGTTCTGCTGCCTTTTCCGCATCGCTTTTACCCCTTGGCGTTACGGTTGGGTTCTGTGTCGTTACGGGCTTATTGTCTGTTTGTGGCGTCGGGGTATCTCCAACAGAAACCGGGATTGTTAACGGTTTTATTTTCTTTTGCATACCATCCAAACCCTCTTGGAAATTTTCTGTTATGTCTTTAACTTGGGCTTTAACCAAATTTCCGTACGCTGCTGCATAATCTGCCAATCCTTTTTTTACTTCGTCAAAATCTAACGTAAACGCCCCCTTTAATGCGGTTCCGGTTGCTTTGACTATATCAATAAAGAATCCAAACAAATTTCCCAACGTATCAAATGTTGTTTTGAATCCGGCAACAATCCCATTCCAAATTGCACGTATCAAAACACTTTCATTGTATAACTCAATCAAGTAATTTACAACATCAATAACCCCTTTTATTATCGCCGTCAATCCTTGGTTAACAAAAACTTTTGCCTGCGTTGTCAACGTTTCAAAATTCCCTCCGGTTGCGTCAAACAACCCGGATAATGCGTTTTGCAACTCAATTTGGCTTTGCAATTGTTCCTCCTGCAATTGCGCCAAAACTCCGGCTTTCCCTTTTACTTCATCCATGTTTGTTGAAATATCTTTCAACGTGCGCAAATACTGCAATCCGGCGTCCTCTCCGGGCCCCCCGAATATATCTGCAATTGCAGCCCCGACCGTTGCCGCATTATCCGGCAATTCTGCCAATTTTGCGGAAACGTCTTGTATAACATCGAACGTTGTTTTGGTTCCGGTCTGCAAATCTTTTTGAACTTGTTCCGACGAAATACCGATACCGTCCAAAGCCGCCGCCGTCGCCGTCGTCATTTCACGCAAACGCAAATTTGCCTCCTTAATTGCGTCAACGCCTTTGTCTGAAAAGATACCCATTTTGTTTGTTTGGGTAACAATTGCAACAAATTGGTCTGCTGATATTCCCGCCTCTTTGAAATATGCCGGGTATTCTTTCAACGTGTCTAAAAATTCCCCGTTCGCATCGCCTCCGGCTAAAAACCCATCCTTAACCAATTGCAATGCCTCATTTGCAGAAATACCAAATTGTTTTGATAATGCGTTTGTTGCAATCAATGTTTCCCGGAAATCTGCGTTGAATGAATCGGCGACGGCTTGCACCTCATTTCTAAACGCTTTCAAATCATCGCCACTTTTCCCGGTAAATTGTTGCGTCAATCTCGTTGCCTCAACTAACCCGGCGTTATAATCGTACCACCATTTAAACGCCGCACCCGCCGCCGCAATTCCGGCAATCGCCAAAAATACCGGGTTTGAAAGTAATCCCAACAAAGTTTTTCCCAATGCTTTTGCCCCGTCGCCAATAGCTGTAAAAACTGCTTTACTTTCAGCCCCGCCACGTCCTAACGCCAAAAGACTTTCGCCAAATGCGCTATTTAAACCTAACGTTTCTTTTAATTTGTCGCCATACGCAATAATTGCGTCGGATGCCTCCGTATAATTTCCGACGTTCAATTGAAATTTCCCGGTTGCTTCCTGCAAACGTTTCATTTCTTCGTATATTTCTTTGGTCTGCGCAACCAATTTTCGCCCCTCCTCGGTGTTTTCCCGTTCGGCTTTAGTCATGTTGTTTAAATAAATCTTATTCAATGAATATTGCGCCGATAAACGGTTATAACTACCCTCGGCGGATTGATTTATTTTCACAATCAGTTTATTAATTTGGTTCGCTTCCTGCTGTGCCAATTTTAACTCGGCTAACTTTTTGGCGTTCTCGCTTTCTGCAAACGCCAAATCACGTTGCGCACGTGCCAAACGTTCCGCATCGTCTGCGGCTTTTTTGGTTGTCTTTCGCCCGTCCTCCGTTGCGCCGGAAACCTTTTTCAGAATCTCCGCCAATTGTATTGCTTCGGCTTTGATATTTTTCAGCGCATTTGTATAGGTGTCCGAAAGTTCATCCAATTGTTTTATCAAATCTGTAATCGAATTATCCGGGCTTATTAAATCCGAATATTTGATTGGGTTGTTATTATCTGCCATACGCCGATTGTTAAGTTATTTACGGGAAATTCCCCGTCTGTTTCATTTTCTTTTCTCAAACGTGTAATTATCGCCTAAAAATAAAAACGCCGGAAATCGCCTTATTTTACCTTTTTTTGCTTGTTTGCTTTTTTGGCTTGTTCCTTGATATACTCAAATGCGTTGTAATATTCCAAAACGGTAAATTTCTTTGGGTCAACATGCAAATTTTGGGACAATATCAAACACATATTTTCAAATTGTCTGTCATGCCTAATTTCCACGCTTTCCGAACCGGTAAACGTCTGCGGGTTGAAATAGGTTATCAACTCCGCCGTAATGTCGTCAATCTCTTTTGCGTCCGCCTCGGTTGCCCGACCGTCTATTATTGTGCGTAATACAACAATCGTTCTTTGTTTCAATTTATCGTAATACTCTTTCAATGTCGCATCATCGAACAACCGGGGAAAATACAAACGCAATTCATCGTCTATTTTTTTTTTAACCGCTTCCAAATGGGCGGTTATCTCTGAATTTGCAACGTCTTTAAAAAGACTCATTGTTTGTTGCAATCCATCATCTGACAAATCATTTCGGGGTTTACCATTTATTGATTTAACCAACACGGCAAAAGCCAAATGCCGGGGGGAAACCTCGGATTGAATGAAATATATGTTTTGGCGCATATTTTCCAACTCAACGGTTGCCATGTTTGGCGTTGGGCTGTTCAAATAACGTATTACCTTTTCAATATGTCGGTCAAAATCCGATAAATCAGAACCAACCCCGGCGTCAACCAAAAGCATTTTGTTATACTTGTGGAAACGCATAATTGGCAATTCGTCTATACTATCATACAATACAACATTATGTTTATTTATAATACATTCTTTCATATTATGCCCTCCTAAAACTATATCCTTTTGCGGTTTTCCTTTCCCCTTTTAAGCATTTACATATATTTTGGTGTGATATACCCAACTTCATACCAGCGATATTTATACTTTCAAATATTTGTATATTATCACCTTTTTTGCATATTATACGACAACTTCTCCCATGTCCTTTTCCACTTTCACAATATCTATAATCTCTTATTTTACAACGCCCTAAACTATCTGAATATTTAATATTTTCAGATTGCGTACACCATTCTAAATTATCAACGTTGTTATTAAGCGGGTTACAATCAATATGATTAACATTAGGCTTTAATTCAGAGTTAATAAGGAAATGCATTGCTACAAGTCTATGAATATAACACCACCGCTTACCATTAGCGTTGTATAATGCTACCGACAAATAACCCTTATTTGTTATTTTAGGTTTTAATATTCTACCTGTTTTATTTTTTACATTACCCATATTGCTAATATAATATGGGTAATCCTTAATTTTTACATATTCTTCATTCATAGCAAAACACGTGTTATCATTGTACTACAAAAGGGAACGCCCAAAAATGAGAGGTTCCCGGTAAATATCAACGCAAAGAAACAAATCAAAACGCAAGTCCACCACGACAAACAGAAATCGCAATTAAACATCTTTGAAAAGAAATCGTTCCCGTGAATCTGTACCCATTCAATGACGCCCCATTTGCGTAATAACGTCAGCACAAAAGCCGCTATTAATGCGACAACAATAATGTTATAAATAAAATGTTCCATATACTACAATTTACATGTTTCTCCAATACTCAATTCGCCCTCAAACCGGAATCCGCCGAACGGGTGCATTAAAAATTGGTTTTCTATTTCATCCAACGAAAAGCCCCTGTAAATGTTTTCCGCCAATTCGTACACTTTGTTTATTCTGTAACTTCCATTTCGCACCAAAAAACCGCCGTTCAAAACGTCCAATATTTGCCGCTTCAAATCCTCTTTGTTGCGTGTGCTTGCATCGTTGTATATCTTTCTGTAATCAAACCAAAAGATAATCGAAAACGCCGTTTTTATCCCAATATCAACGCCGGGTTCCCAACTTATGTTTTGCGGGTCGTCAACCCAAAAAAAACAGAAATTACCAATATTTGCATCCGGCGTTACTTCCATATAATCGTTATTGCCGGAATAAACATTTGGCGTATAATATCGCTTTTGGTTCCCGTTGTATTTAACAAGTCTTTCCGCCCTGCCAAATGCAAAATCCAACCACGGCAAATTATCAACCAATCCGTTTTGCATGTTTCCAATTATCCGGTCTAACAATTCCGGGTTGTCAATAACCGGGGCTTTTACATTATTTGCCATAAATTTGTTTTTTTGTTTCTGCCATTAAATCCGGGAAAATATATTTCCAAATCAATATTGAAATATTTTCGTCGGTTAAACCCAATATTTGACGACCGTATTTTTTTATTAAATCCTCTGTTTTAAAGTCAGACGCTTTAATTTCAAATTGTTTGTCGCCAACCTCTAAATAAAAACTACTTTCAAAATCTCCCTCATCCCGTAACGTTACCCGGTTTGTCGGCTGTCCCTTAGCCTCTTTAATTGCGATTGTTACGGGGCTGTATGGTGCATAATCCGAAATTTCGACGCCCAAACGGTTAATACCTTGTTCAAACAATTGTTCCTCGGCGTTCAAATCAACTATATATGACTCATTGTCCCATATAATGTTTTGTATTATCCGCCCGGACGTCAAAGCCTCGTTGAAATCCTCAACCCTTTTTCGCAAATCGGTTATCCGTTTCATAAATACAACTTTTACATGAAATTATATACAACTTTCCCTTTGAATTATATAATTACACGGTTCTGTATCTTACCCCACGGTTATTGCAGGCTAAACAGATACGGTCTAACCCTTGCGTATCTATTTGCAACGCCTCATAAGACTTTTTAAGGTCGTAACCTAAACCGCCGGGACGAACGCCGGACGTGTTGCCGTCCAACTCATACAAAATATCCATCCGGGTTGCGTTTGATTGATTGCGGTTAACCCTTACGTTGGGGTTCATTGCCAACGTCCGCAATGCAATTGCAGCAACTTGTCTTTGTATTACCGTTTGGAAAATCTGCCTTTGGGAAATAATGAAATCCGTTAAATCGCATCCAATAGTAATTTCGCAATTCAGCCCGTAATTTTGGGTTCGTGTGTACATCGTGTATGCAATATCCCACAACTCCGGGTATTCTGCGAACGTTTCCGGCGCATTATACATAAACGGCGTTACTTGCAAATACTTTGTCAATTCTCGCCAAACCTCAACGGAACCCATGTTGCACGTTCCGCACGGCTCCCGGCTCCAATCCTTTGATACGTTAATTGCTTCCATTCCGGCGGGTAATTCGTCTTGATTGTAGCAAAGGAACCACGCCCCCCCGGCGTTGTTCTTGTCGCTTATATACGGCAAATAACAATCAGTTAACGGGAACCACTGAAAACCGCCATTTGTAACGGTAAAATTCAAATCAAAAGTCTTTATTGGGTCTATCTGCGACGAATGAAACAAATACATTCTAACAACCCCGGTTCCCCCGGTCATTTGCAAACCTATCTTTTCAATTTTCGCCGTCACTCCCATTGCACGAACCGGGACAATTTCAAATCCTACCAACTTATGATTGTTTTGCAACGTCGCCCGTATGCGTCCGGCACCATCAAAGAACGTTTTTCGCTCCAACAAATTACGTGTTTCTTTGTCTAACTGCTTAATCTGTGTAAACGTCTGTATTGCGGTCGCAATTCCGTTTCGGGTCATTCTCTCCAAAAAGTCCGTCAACATATTATACGGTTTCCAATATGGGTTTCCGTAATCCTCCCGGCTGTAATCATTATTAAAATCGCTTGCCGTTGGTTCCTCTCCGGTGTTGTCAATTTTAGCAATCCAAACAATACCGTTATGGCTCACTTTCTGCCCGGCTTTGTACGGCAATATCATGTTCCATTCCGGGTATTGCAGCCCCCAATCATCCGGCATAATCGCCGCCATACTATCCAACGTCAAAAGCGGGTGCGCACCTTGAAAATACAACCCACTTTCCGTCTGCGTTAAATTGTCGTCTATCGCCTTTGCCGGGTCGTATGATTGCTCCCACCCGCACACATTTTTTAACGCTTCGCATATTTCATTTATTCTTATCATAAAAACGCCCATTTATTTCCCATATTAGGAATTAAGATTGCAATAAATAAGGGGGCGGGGATAACCACCCCGTCCCCTCGGTTAAATAATTGTTCCGTTTTCCGGCTTATGCGCCTGCACCTCCGGCGGGAAATTCCCCGGCGTTGGTTACATATACAGGCATACCCAAAGGTACATTTTCCGCATGTGCTGCAATCTGCGCTTTGATAATCGGATTTGCAACGGTTGTTGGGTTGCTGTTGTAAGCAATTACAAACGCAACGTCTGCACTAAATCCAAAATATTCTTTCACGTTGCACGTCATATCGGCACTCGCTGCGCCTGCTGTCTGTGACTGGTCGCCAACTGCTGTGTAATAGTGCGAACCAACGGGCAAATCAATGTACGGCAAACGTACAACGTCCCATTCGTGGAAATTCGCACGGGTGCGGTTCAACGCCTCACGGTCAACACGTGTTAAAACGCCAACGTTACCATCCTCTACGGCAAAGAATGTGCCGTTTTTGCTAGCTTCATTTACGACGTTGTTTGTATAATGGAACACTTTATTTTCGTATTCCATACGCTTGTTTACGTCGTTATAAATACCGTGCTGTGCCAATTTTTTAATAAGGCTGTCAATTCCGGCGTTACCTACGACGTGAACCAAACCCGGATAACAATTTGCACGCATAATCGGGTTAATATCGCCCATAATTTCGGTTGCCATCTGCGTTGGAACCTCAATAACGTTTGCAGCGAATTTGTAATTCAACTTGTCTTTCAATACTTTGGTTTTTCCTGCCTCCAACGCTGCAACGGCTGCTTGGTCTAACGAATTTGCAAACGCTCTGCAAACCTTTTCCATTTTGCGGTTGAAATCGTGGTCATACGAAATTTCGTTGTTCATATACAACGTTGGCACCATTGTAAAGCCGACGGAATATGTCGCCCAAACCACGGTATAAAGTGCGGACGTGTTTTCATCGTCCGGGATAACACACGTACGAACGTTGCTAACCGTAACGTCGCCATCGTAATTGATAACCGGAACTTGTACCGTATTTCCGATTGAGGCAAACGCACGTTCACGCAATTTCGGGGACAAAATGGAATTTCCGGCGTTGGTCTGTTCAATGAAAAAATCCAATGCGCCATACTCGCACGGGCGGGTCATATTACGGTCTAACTCCGGGTTTTCTACTCGCCAATTCTGTAATCTTGTTGCAATTAAACTCATAGTCTTTTTATTTTAATTTGTTATTAAATGCGGGTTTACCCATTACCCGGTTATCTCTCCGGCAATTTGTTAATACTATTTTCCTGCCAAACCTTTCTCATATCTTCGTCAAACTCTTTGGAACCTACCGTTTTACCTTGCGCCATCAATTGTTTTGTAATAAGTTCGTACGCCTCTGATTGCGTTTTGGCTCCGCTTACGTCCAATGTAATTCCGCCGCCTCCGGCACCGCCTGAGAGCGTATTTGTGCCGCCTCCTGGCTGTTGTCTTTGCTGCTCCAATACTCCCATCGTTTCCAATTCTTTTGTCAGCAACTCGGCGGGCGTGAATGGGTTCAACTGTTTGTTTGGATTGCGCATAATTGCGCCGCTTGCATCTTTGAACGCCAAAACCTTTCCGCCGTTTCCGTCGTCTATATATTCCGGGTTCATGCCTTTTACTTTTTCGGTCGCCTGCGTCAAAATAACCTTTGTTACGCTTTCCGGGAATCCTGCTTTGAATTTAAGCCCGGCGGCGGCTGTCTGCAATGCGTTGTCAATTCTTACTCCGAACAATTCTTTTTCGTGGTTTGCCTTTTCTGCCTCATACTTGGTTGTCAACTCGGTAAACTGCGTTGTCACGTTCTGCAAATCTGCTTTTGCCTGCTTCAATGCTTTCACGGTTTCCGCATCTGCCGCACCATCGGCAATTGCCTTTTCTAAACGGGCTCTTTCCTTGGTCAATGAATCAATCTGCGATTGCAGCCCGGTTGCGCCATCGGCTTTTGTTTTCATTTCCCCCATTACACGTTTTGCGTAATCATACGTTTTTTCGGTTCCATTTTTAGCGATACCGGAAACCGCCAAAATATCGGCATCCAAAGCCCCGTAAATTTCGCCCGTTTTCTTGGCAATAACGCTGTTTTCGTCATTCTGCGATAATGTTGTTATCGCTGTAATCTGTTCGTCAGACAATCCCGACAAAGCCGCATTTGCAACTAAAATTTCTCTCGTTAACATAATATTCTTACCCTTTGAATTAATTAAGTGCGATAGCTTCTACTGCTCCGCTGTTTGCGTTAATAATATCAATTGTGTATTTTGGGGAATCCCCGGTTGTGTCAACCAACCAACTAACAACACGTGCATGGCTGATTTCCTTTTCAACCTCTTTTGTTACCAAAATAACGTCGGTAATTGTTCCGCCCTCAATACATTCAATCAACTTTTTCTTTGTGTCGCCGTCCAATGCTGCGGCGGTTGTGGTTACTTCAATAACCAAATTGTCTTGCTGTGCAATCTGTGCCATATTCGTAATTTTTAATGGTTAAACATTCTCGTTGTTTTCCGGGCTATCGCCTGCCGCTTCCTCTGCTTCTGCTGTTTTTTCGGCTTTTGGTTTTCGTCCGGCTTTCTTTGGTTCTGCTGGGATAACTCCGGCGGCTGTCAGTTCTGCAATAATTTCGGCTTTCATTTGTTCACGTTCTGCCGCCTTTGCTTCTGCTGCCGCCTTTGCTGCTGCTTCTGCCTTTGCTCGTTTGCTGGCTTCAATCTTTTCTTTGTTCGCTGCCTCCCAAACGTTCGGGTCGTGCATAATGTCAACTTTATAACCCATTTTTCGCAAATTGTGCAATCCGAATGTTTCAAAGAACTTTTTTCCGAAAACCTGCATACGTGGTCGTGAAATTCTTTCGCCCGTTTCTTGGTTGAATTTTACAACCTCAATACGACAATGATAAAAACTTTCTTCCCCTTTTGGAACAATGAAATTTTCCGGGGTAACGTCCAACAATCCGACGTCCTTTGTTTTACCCTCTGTTTCTGCTTTCACTCGCATAATCATAAATTTTTTTTGTTATTACTTCAATTTTCTTGGAAAATGGTATTTGGCTGCCAAATTCCAAAACGTTTGTATTCTCACGTTCAAACCTACGCACAAAATTAGCGAAATTCAATTTAATGCGCAATTCATCCTCGGTAATTAGCTGTTTTTCGTACAATTCTAATACTTCCGGACGTGTCAAATGTCGGTACGGCTCCAATTCTGCCAACACTAACATACGTTGCATTTGTATTGGGTCGTGTCTGTACTCCGTTTCGATAATCTGATTTTGTAGCGCATCCAATTCCCCCTCGCTTGCTCCGCTTTCTTTCGCCATCTTATAACGTTCTCGCAATTGGGTTGCATCAGACAAATAAAACTCGGTGCCATAATTGATTTTTGCCGAAACAAACATTGTTCCATAACGCAAACGGCAAACGGTTTCGTCAACGAACTTTTGCGCCGCCTCAAAGCCTTTTTTTACTCGGTTTAATACCGTGCTTTGGCTTTCAAAATTGGCTTTAATTTGCTGTTCATTTAATGCTTCACGGGTTGTTATTTCCTCGTTGGTACCAACAACCGCCGTAATTAAGTTTGTACGCAACCGTTCTTCCTCGCTAACGTTATAATCCAAACTATTACGGTCAACGGTCAACATCTGAACCGGGTTGCGCAAATCCGGCTGTTTGTCGCCGTCCGGTACCGGAATTTCAATGAATGAACCAACCCCGACAATTCGTTTATCTCCGCATTTCGGGCAACGCATCAATAAACCCGCTTGGTCTAATTTATAATAGCCTTGTTTATCTTTCAAAAACCCGCCGTCGCAATAATCGCCGTTTTCGCCGTTCGTAAAATCGCAACTTTGTTCATATCCGGAATAAATCGGGTACGACCCGTACATATCCAAATTTTTCTTTGATAAATGATAAAAAAGGAACCAATCTAAACTTTCCAACTCGGTTGTTAACGGGGACGCCTTAACGTCCGGTTCTCTCAAACTCAATGGTTTGTTCCAAAAAAAACGTGCTGGGCAATATCCCAAATCGTGCGGGCTATCAATCAGCAATTCGCCAATATTGCCTTTTTCCTCGGTAAATACCCGGTATCGTTCATCGTCAATTACGGCAATACGGTTGTCGTCCTGCCGGAATATTATCCAACGCATAACGCCCGTTGTTTTGTCTGCCTTGTATGAAATAACGTGTTCAATTGGCAACCAATAAAAGTACGGTTGCGGGTAATTATCGCTGGGGGATTGCTCTTTTGGCAAATCAACAATTAATACGCTGTTAATTTCGGTTTTGAAATATTCCCATCCCTTTGTGCTCCAAATTTCGGGTTCTTCCAATACGTGTTGTCTGTAATACTCCCAATCGTCCCTTTGTTCGCTGTTCATAAACTGATAATTGAACGCCGGGTTACGACCGTCAAAAATGCGGCTCAACTTATCAAAACAAACGCCCGTTACCTCGTTTGTCTTTACGGGGTAACGGAACAATGTTTTGAACACTTTGAATTTGTCTGCGGGTATAAGGTTTGAAACATAAGCCAAAAAATCGGTCACGGGTTGCGTAATGTATGGCGTCAACGCCTTTTCCGCATGAAATCGTATGCGGTTTTGGTGGTAAATCGCCCTACTTATCGCCGCTTTGTTCCGTGGCTCCGTTATCTGCTTTTTTATTTCTCTTATATCTAAGCCCATTTTCTTTGTCAAATTCAAATTTACTATTTTCCGGTAACTGCCAACCGCCGTTATTTGGCATTTTTAAAAGTCTTTCGGCGTGGCTAACTTCAAAATCTCGTGTCGTTTTCAATGTTTCATTTTCCAACGTCACTATTGTTTGTTTACCCTGCTGCATTTTTTAAGTCTGTTAGCGGGTTAAAATCTTCCGGTACGATAATAGCCAAATCATCCGACCAATTAGGTAAAAACGCCCATTGTATTGCGTTGCTATCGGGTGCCTCAAATCCTCCCAATGTTTTATCCCCGATAAACAAAGAACGAATTGGAATAGGATAATACGTTGTTGCCATGTCCGGGGCTTGCAATGCTCCAATTGCGCCGTTTTCATCAAACAGATAAATACCTAAATTTAATGCGTCACTTTCACACTGCAATTCTTTCATTGCTTTAATAATTTTCTGCGGGATTTTACGCATTACCCCGGTAAACGGTGTTGGCTCACGTCCGATATTTTCCTCAATACCTCCCAACGTTTCGTTTCCGCCTCCAAATGTACGGGGTGCGCCCGCTTCTGCTGTTGGTGCTTGAATGTACGGGGAAACAACAATCTTTGTGTCGTCATCTGCCGATAACAACGGCGTCCATGACGCTTTAAGTTCTATTCCCGCCGCCTTGGTAAATGAATTTTTTTCTCCGGTGCTTTTGTGCAATCTCTGAAACGCTACTTTCTGAATCTGTCCGAAACTCTCGGCACACGTAAAGTTTGGAATGTTTGGCAACGCTGCTGCTGCCGGGCATTTACAAATCGCCATACTCTTTAAATTTTTAACGTTAAAACTAAATTTATAATCTCCGGGGCTATCCCTTTGCCCCTTTCTTTTTGCAAAGTTATAATATTTTCCGGTTAATTTCTTGCATATATGGAATTTATTGTTAGTTACGGCGTGTAATACCCTTACATGCGGCGTTGTATGGCTTAATATTACCGTCCGCCAATTCCTTTTCATAAATTCCGGTTAAACCGTCCTCCGGGTCGTCATGGGCATTTGCAGGAAAATCACGCAAAAAACCGGTCAAATGTTCGTGTATCTTTGGAAAACGTTGTTCCCATCCAATTGGCATTATTATTTGTGCATTTACCATCGCTGAATTTGTTATAATACGGCTTTCCTTGTTTGCACCTTGATAAAATGGTTCTGTTACTGCTTTTATCTTTTTCCTTATAACCTTTTCAAAGCCGGAACCGCCGTTGTTACTTTCAATCCATGCTTTTTGCGTTCCACAACGGTTTATCATTTCCGGGACGGTAACGGCTGTTACTTCTGTATTTTCCTGCGTAAATACCATGTCAGTAATTAGCGCATACAAAATCGGTTCAAACCGTTTCTTTTGTTCGTTCCATGCCTCATTACCGGATTTGTAAACGTCATAACATGCCGAAAATGTAAAGTCGTCGCCCTCGTCTGCAACGTCTGTGTAATTGCCACTACGTACATACGTCCCCCATTCGGATTTGTCAACGTATGTTCGGAACGGGTTCCGGTACAATTTACCCTCTGCGTTTCCGGGGTTGCCTTGATACAAACATTGAAATTGTACGGGGTCTAACGCTCTTTGTCCCTCCAATTTTGCCCGGCTGTGTCGTCTATCCCATAACGCCGCCCCCGGTTCCCGTGGGTCAATCTCTGTTGGCTCCCCGGTTTTCAATCCCTCAAAATTAATGCGTACCCATGCGCCCGCCGGAATGTCTTTTACATCATCCCAACTTTTAATGTCAATTACGGTTTCCCCGCTTTTTTCAATACGCCCAATCAAATCATCATCATGCCAACGGGTAAACACAATTAATTCTTGGGAATCATTATGCAAACGGGTACGTACAACGGTCGTGTACCATTTCCACGCCGCATTACGTACAATCGGGCTGTTGCCCTCGGCATAATCTTTGTAAACGTCGTCCAAAATAGATACATCAACCGTTTTTGACGTCAACGAACCGCCACGACCGACAACACGCAACGAACCCTTATGCCCAACCATTTCTATGACGTCAGAATTTCGTAAATACGTATTAGCCATTGTTACGACGTTGGAACCGTTCAAATACGTTTCCGGGAACAATTCCCGGTATCTTGGGGTATCAATTATTCTTTGTACGTCCCGGTTAAAATCTCTCGCAATGGTTGCCGCATACGACCCGATACAAATCTTTTTGTCCGGGTCTAAACCTAACATAAAAGCGGGTGTTTTCCGGCTTGAACCCTCGCTTTTACCATGTTGAGGCGGCATCTGCACAATCATTTTCCGTATTTTCCCATGCGCAAACATATCAAGCAAAGTATAATATACAACATGGAACGGTTCCAATGCTAAATCCGGTTGCATATACCGGGCAAAGTTTATCAGCCTATTGCGTGACGCCGCTTTTACTAATTCCCCGGGATTGTTTTTTAGTGCGGCGTACATTTTAAGTAATTGTTCTTTATCCATTTTGTTTAATTCTTAAAAATATACCATATATTTTTGTCTTACCCCCGTATTTTTTCTGACTTAAAAACCGGAAATCTTAAAAAACGACCAATTTAATGTTTCATTTTCCATTTGTCGCACGCTTTTTCCGAACGTATTATACTGCGATTTTCGACAAACGGGCATTTTAAACAAATTGGGTTCCCGTCTATATCCCAATTTGAATGTTCATAATAGAATTTACCCCAACCACATTCGCCGCACGTGTGTACGGGTTTCGGTTCGTCTTTTTTCTTGATATTATTCTTTGTTGTTCGTGCCATCGTCAATTACTCCTTTCTCTGCTAATTGTTTTTTATATTCTGCTGTTTGTAGTTTATCAGCAACCGCAAACAATAAATCCTCCGGGATTGCTGATACATCGTATTGCGGTGCATCGCCGTTTATGCTTTTTTCTATTCCCGGAATCTCAACTTTAATTGGCGCATCAAATCCCAACATCTTTGCCCGGCGTTGCTGCACATTCAAAAGCAAATCCAAAAACCGGGGGTTTCCGGCGGACGTTTCCGTTGTGGTTTCCTCATACCCGTAATATTCCGGGTTGTCGCCATCCTCCAACACTTTACGGGGCTTTGCGTTCTGTCTGTTTTTCTCTCGCAATTTCCCGGTCTTTGAACGTTCCCACGCCTCCCACAATTCAACCTCCATTTTATCCAACTTTCGCAATTCCTGCGTAACGTAATCGTCTATATTATCCATACGCTCACGTTTCCACTCAATTAGCAATTGTTGCATATCCCAATATACCATTTGTTTTGTTATGGTATAACCGACGCCACGCCGGGCGTTTCCCTCATTCAGTCTTTCCGAAATCTCCCTATACGTGTAACCACGTAAAAACAGATTTGAACAAAAAGCCAAATCAAACTCCCTTTGGTCTTTTGTTCGTTTGCACATTTTCGGGCGTCCGCCCCTTTGTCTTTTACTCGCTTCCATTTTTCAAACCTTTTTATAACAGCAAAGCCATTTACTTTGCTTTCCTCTCAAACGTCGCTTTCCCTTTGCTTGTTGTTTTCGGGGAATTTTCGTTTTAAGCGGGTTTTGTTTGTTACTTGATACTTTTATTGTCTTTTGTATTTTCGTTGCCCTACGGGGCTAATTTTAGCTTTCTTTCGTTCCGGTACCTAAACGGCAAAGCCCCGGTTATAATTCCGGGGCGTTTTTTATGCCTTTTCTATTTCCTCAACTTCGATTGAGTTCATTAAACTAATTCTTTTGTACGGTGTACCGTCTTTTTTGTTTTTTACCCATTCAATAAAAAATTTACCGTCGCTTTGTGGCTGTACATTTACTATTGTTCCGGTTTCATTTCCTATTCTGATACAATCGCCATTTTTGAACGGGAAATTCTCTTTCATATAACTTTCATTCGCTTTCGCTTTTTCCTTGTCGTTATACTCCAAAGCCTTTTCCCTTATATGGTTTAATTCTGCAATCCTTTTTATGTATGTTTCTTTATCCATGACTTTTTATTTTTCTGTTGGTAAATCTACGGTTAACAATACGGGTTGCAATGGTTGGTTAAACGTCAGCATTGACAAATGTATTGTTCCGGTTTCTTTTACTCTCTCCAATTCTTCCGGGGATAACTGCCATTTGGTAATTATAAGCCCCTGCGGGTCATTAGGGATTTTCATTGCAGGTAACGGCATGTATTCCGATTGGTCTTTTGCAAATACTACATTCACGCCGGGAAATTCAACGGGTTTCATTGCCTTGCTCCTTTCTTGGTTTCTTTCTAAACTTACGTTTCTTTTCCGGTATCTCAATACGGTGTATCTCAACACGTGCGCCAAAAGCCTTTGCCAACTTTCCGGCAACTTCTTTTACTTCTTCCGGTATATCATTTTGAGGCTTTCCCGACGCATCGGCGTTTATCTGTTTTAGCAATCCGGCGATTGCTGTTTTTTCCTCTTTGTCCGTTGTCGTCTTGAAACGCTGAGTCAGATTTGCAATTGGTTGCGTTCTCATAAAGTCAGCACATTTAAAACGGTCTTTGCAAATATTGCAATCATCCGGGTAATTGTGTTTTGCATCCTGCGAACTCTTTTCGTCTGCCTTTCTGAATTCGTGCCATTCGTCACGGCGGGCGATTGCTTCCGAAAATACCGCCATTGCATCAATACAAACTTGTGCCAAAATAAAATCCGGGGTATCTCTCATTTCCTTTTCTAAACCGTGCTTATTAATAAGTTCGGTTAGTTCTTGTTTAAAATCTTTTTTCATACGCTTAAACTTCTATATGTTCAATTTGTGGTAACTTCTTTATGTATTCCAACATCGCCGTTTTGCTTTCCTCGGTTTCGTCGGTTCTGTTTATTACCAACTGAATAACTTCCAAAAGATAATCGCTATCAATACACGCATTATCAACGTCGGTAATATTATACAATGGTTCCGTTATTTCCTTGACGGCTTTAAATGCTTCTTTTGTCAACTTTGCGGCTTTTTTGAATCTCATTTTTTCGCCCTTTTCAAAGCATTTGCCTAAATGGTTTAATTTATCATCAGCGTAAAAAACGCATGTATGTGCCATGTCCGCCAAAAGATACGCCGTATTTGTAAGAAACAACGCTTTTTTTCTTAATTCTTCTTTTTCTTCGTTTGTCATAGTCTTTTGTTAAAACGGTTCTCAAAATGTTTGTATTGTTCGCCGGTTTCCTGCTGCATATTACCGCAAACCGGGCTTTCCGGTTTGTTGTGTGGGTGTTTGCGCATAAATTCCGGGTTTTTCTCACGTCCTGCAATTTTAGTATATGCCATTTCCTGCAATTCCTTTTGGCTATACCCTAATAATGCCGCAATATGGAATAAAACAACGTTTACGTCCGCCAATTCGTCGATAATATCATGCGTTCCGGGATTAATTTCGTTTATTTCTCTTTGCGTTTTTTCCCTGCTTAAATATCTTTCAAACGCTTCAAACAATTCGTTGTATTCCTCGGCTAATTTTCCCAATCTTTTTTCTATATTCTTGCCGAAAAGTTTATTCATCTTTTCAAACAATCTCTTTTCGTCAAAGGTCAATCCGGCGGTATTGGCGTCTTTTTCTTCAAAATTAGCCATAAACGTTTGCATATCCATTTTGCCAAATTTTCCGTCCGGTGTCAATACAATAAAATTTCCCTCCGGTACGTCCAACATTACGCCGTTTTCGGTCGGGAATGAATAAACCGCCAAACCGCCGGGCGTTCTCGGAATCTGCATTGTTCCGCCTCCGGTAAACATCAGCAATTTTTCCAAATTATCACGCTTTACGGGTAATGCACGAATTTCTAGCAATCGGCGGCAATAAATATCCCCGGCGGTTTCGTCCGGCATACCTAAATTTGTGCGCAACTCATTTGGCAAATTTCCCGCCCCTTTTTCGTATTCAACAAAGAATATTGCACCACGCAAAAGGTTTTGTTCTTTAATCGTCCTTACGTCTTTTATTCTTTTCCCGTATCTGCCTTGAACTGCATATATTGCGGCTTCAATTATTCTTTCCTCTTTGTCCGGGGCGTACATTTTAAGTTCAAAGTAATTTTCTTTCTCTGTAACTTCCGGTTCTGTTCCCGTTACATCTTCAATCATCAAAAACGTTTCCGCATCAAACGGAATAAAACTTCTTTTTTCCATATCCAATTAATAAACGGTTAATAATAAAACAATCAGTCCTCCGGAAATTGTGGCGTACAAATCTTTTTTATCAAATACGCCTCCGTGTTTTTTGTTGTAAACCTCACGCAATACCCCGGTTAAAATTACTGCTATCAATGCGATAATACGTGCAATCATTCCCGGAATCCCGATAAATGAAACCAAACGCAAAACCAACATTACAACAATCATTCCCGCTATAATATGCAATAATTTATCGTGCGGGATTGATACTATTAATTGAAATATCTTTTTCATCGCTTTTTTTCTGTTATGTTATACAATTTTCTGAAATATATTACTTTGTTATCGCTCCGGCTTGTTCTGTAACATTTAAGCCCAACCGCCGGACAATCGTCTTTATGGATAACGCAACATGCGCATCTACTCAAACATACAAATTTGCCAACCTTTTCAATCAGTTTATCAGACGGTTTAACCCATCTTTCCGCAATTATTACCATACCCCGGTAAACTGCACGTTCGCCGGGGTTATATTCACGCCCGGGTTCAAACGGATGTGGTTTCTTTATTCTCATTTTCTATCGAACTAACCAACAAATCCAAATTTTCCTCTGTTCCGGAAATTGAAATTCTTGCTTTCCCTGCTCCCATTACCGCCAATTCCGTAATTGTGCAATCATATTTGCCTGCGGATTTTTGAAACTTTGCCGCCTCATTTAATGGCAATATTTTTGTTATCTCTTTCATCGCTCACGTTTTTAGTATTTTACATTACAAAGTTAATATTTTCTTTTGGTTTTGAGTTATTTGAATAAGTTTTTCATGGACTTGTTTATCGCATCCAGTTTATCATCCATTGATGGATGAACATATAGATTCATAGTCGTAGATACATCTGAATGTCCTAAGATACGACTCGTTGTCTTCATATCGGCTTTAGATGCAATCATGCGTGTGGCGAATGAATGCCTTAGACCGTGGAACTTAATACACCTGTCCAATCCAACTTCATTCAAAACGAGATGCCTGTAATAGTTTCGGTAAACCCTTGGCTCACAAAACTTCTCATCTCCAGTAGTGACATAAAAACTATCATTATAGCAAACCTTGAATTTTTTCAAGATACCGAGTAAATCACGGCCTATCGGAATATCACGGCGACTTTCTATAGTCTTGGGAGTAGATTCTATAACCTTGGTTTTTCGGGTGTCAATATCCATAATTCGTTCAATAGTATGAGTTACATGGATACATTTGTTATCAACATCTATATTCTCCCACCTCAGTCCGCAAATTTCACCAATTCTCATACCTGTACACAAGCCTATTAGAACGCCCAAGCGCTTAGGTTTCGGATAATCCACTATGTACGAGATTATTTTTTTTTGTTCAAATTCTGTATATACTTCAAGATCTTTAGTTGCTTCCATATTGGCAGTAGGAAACTGAACACGATATTTAATATATCTTACACCAAATCGTTCCATTGCATAATACAATAGCATCTTAAAAGAGATGAATATGTCTTTAGCTGTTTTCACAGATAACCCTTCTTCAATCAAAGACAGCATAAATCTCTGCATTTCGTCATTAGTAACATATTCCGGGTCTTTATCTCCATATATCGGAAGTATTTTTTGTGTGAACTGATAGACATAAGTGGAGCATGTACTTTCCTTTACTAACTTGCGCTTAACAGGAAGCCATTTATTGTATATCTCTTGAATCGTCATTGTATATTGCTTTTTATGATAAGTTTATGTTCAGGATCCTTTATAATATCACTAAACCCTAAAGTATCATCTTTACGGTTTAGAAGAATATACTTCATTTTTATGGATTTTCCCAAAACGTCGCCATGATAAACGTACCCCATAATCCCGCGAATTGATAAATTAAGGAGCAAAATAGGTATTGATCGTGCAGACAACTCCCAACATGTCACCATATTCTGCGATGGAAAGTGCTCCCAAGGAATCTTGTTGTGGCACCGCTGCCACCAATCAGCGATTATCATAGAACCATTTCCGGCTGTAGGCTCATGTATCGAACCAGCCTGGCTGGTTAATTTAGAACAAAGGATTCCAAGGGAGTTTGGTGTGAAATCCTGTTTCTTCTGCTTCCGCTCTGACAATTCACTCTCATACAAAGCCTGAAACCAATCATGAGACATATCGTAATCATTCATACGGATCAATTCGTTATAGATTTTATTGCGTAATTCTACAGAACCGTCAAGAATACGCATTACTGCATCAGGAAGATCTCTTAAATCTTCTATATGAAATATTTTAAATGTTTCTTCTTTTGTCATATTAATAATCAATTTCTGTTAACCATGCATTATCGTTCTCAAAATACACTCTATAGCCTCTCACCGTTTTATGACCTTTCTTTTTTAAACAAACATCACTTATGTGAGATGGAGTAATACATAATTTTGCACCAGCCTCATTGACAGAAGCATATACACCTATCAACTTCCTGTCTTTAATAACGACAACAGATTTCTTATTCATACCTGCACCAGTTTTATGATGCGCTCCACGACCTTTTACCAAACCTTGTAAACTTCTACGCTTCGTCCACTTTGAATGATAGGTCATTCTCTTCCCTTTATTATGTGGAGTACAACCTTTTAAAAACTGGCCATTAACAAGATTCCTCTCAGGCCGCTCAGGCGGTATATATAATTCACTCATATCTGTTCTGTTTTTTTATCTGTTCCCAACTCTTTTTGTCAATTACCATTTTCCGGGGGTATTGTATTATTTCGCCCTTGGTATATACGAGATTATAGATACCCAATTGCCCCTTAATTGGCATTTCAACAACACGTCTTGGGTTGCGCATCAGCCAACCGAAACCCTTTGTTATTTTTGCCCTCTTTTCCTTTGGAATCCGGGTGTTTTCCCAATCCTCCGGCGTAAACTCTTTTATCGGCTTCACGTCGTACAACTCAACCAATCCCAAAGTAACGCCGCTTTCCATTCCGGGATAAACCGGTTTTGCCGACGAACAAATAAGAACGTCGCCACGGTATGACGTTTTTTTGCTTCTAACTTCAATTGATTTTCGCCCGTAAACAACGCCGTTTTCGTCTTTGTATGCCGCCGTTACCAAATCATTTGCGTATGGCTGTTTGACGGTCAACGCACGCCAACGGTCGTGTTTTTCGGGGTCATATTCTTTGCTATTAAACTGCATAACTTTATTTTTTATCTTTCCCGGCGGGTTCCTTGTAATGGGCAAAACCAATTGGTCGTATCGGTTCCGGCTCCGGAACGGCTGCGTCCTCCTTATTGTATTCAAAAGAAACAATAACCGTTCGCCCCTTTGTCCGTGTCCCAATCAGCCGGGAACCCTCCGGGATTTGAATTTTAATTTCGTTCCTCATTCTCAAAATGGCAAATCATCTTCGTCTTGGTCGGGAATTGGCGGCGGCGGTGTTGGTGCACCTCCCTGCTGCGTTGTTTGTCCGTCTTTATTTGGCGACAACATCTCCATATTATACCCGTAAACTTCCGTAACGTATCTTTTTACGCCGTTGTTGTCCTCATAACTGCGGGTTCTTATTTTCCCCTCAATATAAAGTTTATTGCCCTTTTTTACATACTCTTTTGCTATCTTTGCCAATCCATTTTGCAAAACAATATTGTGCCATTCGGTGCGCTCCGGTACTTCTGTACCATTTGCCGTTTTAAATGCTCTGTCAGTTGTCGCCAACGTGAATTTCGCAACCGAACCGTCGTTGTCGAAATCTTTATACTCCGGGTCTTTTCCGACGTTACCCATTAAAATAACTTTGTTTACACTCATAGAAATATAGCTTTAAAAAATCCAACTTCCAATACTCCATAACGTCCAAATGTATGACGCAACCGTTAACGCCACGAACGTATAAAATACAATTTTATATCCGGTTTGTTTTTTGATTTTCATCTACTTAAATTTTACGCCATCCAACAAATATTCTTTTTTCATATCCGACCATCCGGCGGCATTATTTATCGCTTTTCGGTCGTCGTCGTGTACGAACTCACAAACCCAACCGCCGACGCTTGATTTTTGAACTAATCGAACCAATTTACCAACAATGAAAGAACGCAATTTGTAATAACCTGAATTTTCGCCAACAAACAAAACCCGTCTTTCTGCATTTATTTCGGGCGGATTTTCGATTTGCGGGCGTTTCTCCCTTTCCGGGTACCTTTGTACCCTTTTAAAATCATTTTGGATTGAACGGCGGGAAATTGCCCCGTAATCGGGTGTTCTTTGTTTCGTTCTCATAATTTATATTTTTCTTTTTCTTCTTCTGTCCAATCTTTTTTAGGTTTTAAAGCCATAGGGTGCGTTTCCCTATTATATCTTATTTTTTTGTTACAAAGACAATTTTTACATTGTTCACATTCTGACGGTTCTATGGAACCGTATTCTTTCGCATACTTGCAAAGAAAACAATCTTCATTCATTTGTTGAATTACGTCTATTTGCCTTACTATATTTCTTACACAAGCATCTAAATCAATAAAATCTGTATATCTTTCATCTTGTGTTTCTACCGTATATCTATCAACAAACCTTATTCCGCTGTTTCTTTCATCATCAATGTCTTTAATTCCCTTGTCTTTCAATTTGCGTGATATATTTAGCTGTCTAAATTCCAAAATATCATTCAAAAAATCATTAAGCCATTTTTTAAAATCTTCCCACGTGTTCCATTCAAATATTTTGAATGTATCTTTTATACTCCCGTTACAATCGGGCGTTTCATCGCACCACTTATTAATTTTTTGAACTATTTTATTTATACCTTCCGGGTTATGATAAGGGTGCATTTGATATATAACACCTACTACTGAATTTATAATCAGTTTATTTGTAATTCTAACTTTGCTCATAATTTCAAAATTTGATACTCTTTCTTTAATAGTTCTATAACCTTAACGTTTCCGGGATAAATGCGCATATTTTTACGGTCGCCATTTTCCCAACGGTTGTGCATTTCAAAACAAAGGATATTGATATTGCGGGGGTCGTGCGCCATTTCCGGGTGCGAACCCCTCGTTAGGATATGCGAACAATAAACGGCGGAATAATTCCGTAACGGCTTTAAACATTCTTCGCATCTGTGCGGCTTATGCTCCCAAACCCACCGGAAAAACCGTTGGTTGGCAACGGGAATGTCGCCACGTCCTAAAACGCAATTCCCGAACACTTCCCGTTGTAACTCAACACGCAACCGTATATCTAACCGAAAATTACGAATATCCAATAACGGTTCGTAACCACGTGCAACGCAATATTCATATTCGCAACGCTCGGTCAACAATATTGGCTCCATTACATATTGTCTGTATCGTCCGCCGGGTTTGCCATTTCCGGGAACATATCATTTTCATTTTCGTTGTCTGCATCATTTACATAAACTAACGGGTTGGGTTCCCCATCAGCCCCGAACAAATCCATTTGCGCCTTTTTGCCCTCAAACAGAAATTCGTAAACCTCGTTTTCAATATCGCAAACAATGTTTTCCAACTCTTCCTCAAAACCGAACGTTTCAATGTTATATTTCATTCGTGGGGTATTGATTGCTGTTTTCTGATTGTTTGATATGGTAAACAATCCGGTTAAAATGACGCCTACGTTATCATCTTGCCCGGACAAAGAAACGCCCCTAACCTCTATATTGTCCAAACATTCTTCCGCAAATTCGGCTGCAATATCTGTTTGTTTCTTTGTTGCTTTAAACTCCGGCGTTGCCATCATGGTTTTAAATGACGTTATGTTGAATACACGTCCCATAATCGGGCGCAAATCATTAAACAAATGACGCAAATCCGGGTGTATGTCTTTTGCACTCAATACATGGTATTTGTTCGTGTAACTCTCATTTCCGACAGCTTCCGTTACTTCATAATGTACGTCTAACCCGCCATCTTTCAATAACTTTACTTTCGATAATGAAAACTTTTCCTTTGTAGGAATCGGCATAACATTTTGTTTTTTTTCGCTCATAATTTTTAATCTTTATTGTTTCCCGGTTCCTCCGGGTCGGTTTCTTCTTGGAAATACTCGCACGGTTCATCATCAGCACAACGACCGGACAAACAACAGACCGGATAATCCACGCAATCAATGCACATTTTTTTTTCGTTCATAATTTAAAAGTCTGTTTCATTTAACAATTTTGCAACCTTGTTTTCCGGCTCTGCATCCGGTGCAAATATCGGTTTCGGGTCGTGAACTAAAACTTCCCTTTTTACCTTTTTGGTCTTTGCGGGTTCCGGTTCCGGGTTAAACTTCAATTGTTCCGCCGGATATTCTTTTGGTTTCAGTTCTATAATACCATTTTCCACCAAAACCGGAATACAACGTTTGCAGGCTTTCACGTCCTCCAACGCATCATGCGCCGGGAATGTTTCGCCGGGGAAACACTTGTTGTAAAGTTCCTCCAATTTCGGATATTTGCCCAGACGTCCGTCTGCATACAATGCGCCAACAAATTTAATTGTTTTCATCATCGTATCAATTCGTTTGCCCTTAAACAATGCGTCCTCCGCTTTTGCGTCGTAATATTCACGACCCATAATGCGCAATATCATTGCTTTTACAATTGACGTATCAAAGTAAATGTTGTGTCCTACCAACAAACGGGCTTTTTCGCAATCCTCCAAAAATTCGTCTATAATGTCAGCAAATGGGACGCCCTCGGCGTTTGCTCTCTCTGCTGTAATTCCGTGAACTTCTGTTGACGCTTCCGGTATTTCCCATCCCTCCGGCTTAATAATGTAGGAACGTTCCTTTTCGTTTACCGCCCATGCCAATTGCACAATATTTGGAAATTCCGCAAAATCAACGTCCCATTTTGCGCCCTTTGGGGGCAACCCGGTTGTTTCACAATCGAACGTCAAAACATCTTTCAAATCAAATTTTTGCATAACCTTAAATATTAAATCATTAATTACTGTTTTCGCTCTCATTGCAGTATTTATCCCGCTTTTTCTCCAACTCCAAAACGTCCCGGTTTTCGTCTATATACTTTTGGACGTCCCGGTTACAAAACGGTTTTCCATCCAACCAAAGCAAATGCCAATACGGTACGTTTTCCATCGGTTACCCTTTAAATTTGCCTTGCGGCATCGGGGATTTATCGTTTAATTCCATACTAAAAAAATCTTTTTTGCCCGTCTTTATTGGGCGTTTGTTCAACATAATTTGCCCGTGTAATCCACACGCAACCGCATTTCAAACATTTAACCCGGCTATATCCGTGCGGCGTATATTGGTACCGGATAACCCGCCAATCTTTCAACGGGTAACATTTACGGGGTTGGTTACACTTGCAAAACATATTATTTTCTCTTTTTTAATCTTCTTGTTTCTTTTTTACGGGTATTATACCCGGTTTTAAATGCGGACAAATAAATAAAATCGCACGCATCAATAAACATTTCGCTTGTCTTGCATAATTTATATATTGGGCAATCCGTACATTTAATCCGCCCGCTTGCCTCTCTCGCTTTCTTTTCCAACGGGCTTAATTCTGAATAATGCCTCATATTAAATGCTTCTTGGGTCGTCTATAAACGTGTTGTATTCCTCTGCGGCAATCTGTTTCAAATGCTCAATATGTTCTATCAATTCCGTATTGCTCAACTCTGCAATTGTCCGCAACCGGGTTTCATATTTCCCGGTGTTAATATCCGGGGTCTGCTCATACATAACCGGGGACAACTCACGCAATCGGCGTTCGGTTTGTTCCTCTGTCAGACGTTC